CTAGATGCTGCTGTTGAGTTGGATGCCGAACTTCAACTTTCGGTTGAAGAGTATTTAAGTATTGAGGTGCAAAGCAAAAATCTCAGTGCAAGAGCTAAGTTGTTGCGTGAGAAAATTACAGACGCATTACCTTTAAGAGATGGTGATGAACAGATTGTTAAGACTGCGCTAGGTGATGTGCATATAGAAGGTAAGTCCTCCTTCACTTGCTCTTCGGTAAAGATGCGAGACATTGTGCTTCGTGAGTATAACGATGCTGATGTGCCAGACTTTGTGAAAACAAAATACTCTGTCACTCGAATTGCTTTCGAGCTTTTAGATACCGAGACTCAGCACAAGTTTTATGAAGCGGTCACATACAAGCAGGGCCAGCACAAAATAACTGGGAGCTATTAATGTTTTCACCTAAACGAACAAACAATCTTTCGGCTGTACGCCACAACCTTTTGGTTGGTGCGTTTCACGGCTTTGGCAAAACTACTCAGGCAAAATATATGCAAGAGTATTTTGGCAAAACGCTAGTGATCGACATGGAGAGTGGCGTTCAATCGCTTACTGATACTGAGTTAGATGTTGTCACAGTCACAAGTTGGGACGGCCCAAACGATCCTGCCAATGCAAGCTTTTCTTTTAAAGGCTTAATGGAAGAGATAAATAAGCCTGAGTTTGAAAAACTTGGATACAAGTGCCTGTTCATTGATTCGCTTACTGAACTGAGTGATCTGCTTATGCTTCACATGGAGAAGGAGCATCAAGGAAACAAGAACGGCTTTCAAATTTGGGGAGACTACGCGCGAGTTATGGTCGCTGCAATGAAGTGGCTCCGAAACTTAAACTATCACGTCACTGTAACTTGTCTTCTCGCTGAAGAGACGGATGATAATGGTGGCGTAACGTATCAACCGCTAGTAAAAGGAAGCAAAGTAGGTAAACACATTCCAGCTATTTTTGATCATGTATGGTGCGGCAACCGCACGACAAGTACAGGGCCAGATGGCGAGTTAGTTGTTCGTAGGTTCTTGATTACGGATAACGTCAGGGGATATTTCGGTAAGAGTCGTGATCCATTGCGTTCATTATCTCCGATTGAAGAAACGGGCAACGTCACTGATCTATTCAAAAAGATGAATGATGCGGCAGTAGCTCACAACATTAATACTAAAAAACAAGGTAACTAATTATGTCATTTAATTTTTCAAGTTTAGACTTAACTGAAGTCAATCAAGAATCTGGTCGCCGCACACTTGCTGCTGGTGATCACTCGTGCCGAATCAGCGATGTAGAAATAAAAGATACTCGATCTGGAGGTAAGATGTTAATCATCGAAATGACAGGTGATGGCGGTCAGAAAGTAAATGATCGTATCAACATCGTGAACAACTCCAAAGAGGCTGTTGAGATAGGCCGCGCTCGATTAAAGCACTTGCTAGAAATGGCAGGACATCCTAATCCAAATAAGCCAAGCGATGTGAATAGCATTAAGGGTTTATCAGTTGGCGTTCATGTGGTCGATGGGGCAGATTGGGCAGATCAAGAGGGCATGATCCGCAAGGGTGGCGGTGAGCCTCGTCGTTCTGCTCCGTATTTTAAAGCGACTGCTAGTGCAATGGCTGCGACAGCGAAAGATGATGATGGGTTCGGTGATGGTATTCCATTTTAAATATTAGTTAGCTAATAATAAGGGGCGATAAGCCCCTTTTTTGTAGGAGTTTTTTGATGAATAGAGTAGTCGATGCAATTGATAATGCTTACGCACAAGAGCCAGAAGAGAAGCCTCGTCAGTATATTGGAGCGAGTTCACTGGGCAATGAATGTCTAGCGTATCAGAGTTTTAACATGCGAGGATTTCCCAACACGCCAGCCAGACCTAACTTGAAACGAATCTTCCAGTTTGGCCACGCGCTTGAAGATGTTGTTGTCGCTGACTTGAAGAAGGCAGGGTTTGAAGTGTTAGAGATTGACCCTGATACGGGCAAGCAATTCAAATTTTCCCATTGTGGAGGGCATGTCTCTGGCCACACTGACGGCAAAATCAAGGTAGATGGCGAATGGTTGATGCTGGAAATAAAAAGTATGAACAAGACAAGCTTCGCAAAGTTCGTTAATCACGGCATTGCCAAGAGCCACCCAAGTTACAACGTACAGATGCACACTTATATGGCAGTGTTCGATATGGACAAGGCTCTGATGGTGGCGATATGCAAAGACAATTCACAGTATCATGCTGAAGTTGTTGAGTTCACGGATGATGTTTGGACTCCAGTTGAAGAAAGGGTTAACAAGGTACTGTCTGGCTCGTGCGAGAGGATCAGTACAAGGCCAGAAGATTTTAGATGTAAGATGTGCTTTAAGAAAGATGTCTGCTGGGAAACACCAGATGCTCCTACCATTCCCAAGACTTCGGCTACCTGTAGATTCGGTGAGCCTGATCAAGAGAAGGGAGGATTCTTTTGTGATCGCTGCTCGACTCGCGGTGAGTGTTGCAGCGAAAAAGAGTGGAGGAGATTCAACTCCATCCACATCGACATCGGTGGTTTAATTGATTAGCGACTTGCTTCGCCAGCCAAATAATCCACTGCGTCTTCTTTGATTTGACGATTCTGACCGATTAGCGGTATGCGGCCAATAACTTCTCGCCACGCTTGTCGCTCTTTCGAGTTTGAATCATCATTTTTATCTACAGCTCCAGCTCCTATGTTAACGAGAGTTCCAAAGACTGATCCGTAAGTTGGGCCAAGGAACGTAGATGCGATACGATTATTTCCGTATGCACCATTATCAATCTGCTCGGCTGACTGATGGAACAAATCCGCGAGAAGACCGAAGCCACCTGCGTACATGAATCCTTCAACGTATCGTCCAGCGAGAGCGTCCATCTCTGCACTTTCAAATACTGGATCATCCTCGTCAGCACCAAAGGTCTCTAAGAACTTATTAGCAGATCGTTCTCTACGCTTATACTCGCCACCTTCCTCGCCACCTTTCGCAGTTGCAGCCTCACGAACACTTAACACCTGCTCTCCGAAGATTGGGGCTAAGGTTAATAACATTGCTGCTGGGGCTAAGTTAACTGGCTCACCTTTGGTTAGCATTGGCTTGCCCACTTCATCCCATATTGCTCGACGAGCAAGACGGCCCATCATAAGAGGGAATGATTTGAACTGGAACAAGACTGATCCTAATGGAGACTGCCAGATGAGAGGAATGTCGTTTCCGTTAGGAGCGAATACTGCCTCGTTAGTCATGCGGTGAATTGCTTCGCGTACTTGATCATTCTCTAGCAACTTCATATTGTCGAGAGATTCAGAACCACGCTCTGCAAAGTGACCTAAGCCTACGCGAGCAAGGAAGCGTTTAGCCCTACGGAAGTCTGCACTTTGCATTGCAAGGTTAGTTCCATCTCCCTTCATATCTCGTATAGCAATGCGCTGCTCTGCCTTGATTGCTTCGTATGCGGTTGAAGCTGCGTAATCACGCATGTACTCCGTCCACTGGTTCAGTCCGATGCCTGAGAAGAAAGCGTTTGACAGCTTATCTCCTTCACCACCTGACATGTGAACCAGCTTATTGTGTGCAATGGAAGCCATGCCAGCACCCACATTGCGAATTGCTTCACGATAGTCGGGGTCTAAGTTAACCTTTTTCAATCCTTTCATGGCTGAAGGTAGACTGCCAGAACGAATTACAGGGAGAACCAAGTCCGTCATGGATGTGATGACAGTGTACGAGAGTAGCGAGACACTGTTAAACATACGAGCACCCTTTGATGCTGATCTCGCAGTCTCGTTATACGTTCCTCCACGAGAAGGAGAGCGTCCTCTGAGAGTATCGAACATACCAAAGGCATGTTTGTAATCTGTCGTTGTGCTGGAGGTTTTACCACCCGTTTCCGAAAGGGCAGTCAGTATTGCATCTATTCGACGCTCAAGAGCTGGTTGCCTTTTCATAGCCTGAGAAAGAAGGAACTCTTTCGCGGCTGACTGGCCATCAGACTCCATGATAGACATGGCTTGATTCAACAACTGGGTTGCATGAGCATCACTTCGAGCGATAGGCATCATTAAGCTGCGCTCAAACTCGGTCACTGTCTCGCCGTCAATAGACTCTACTGCTCGCCGATAAACCTTGCCAGACTTTAAGAGTTTAGCTGCGCCTTTAATGCCGTTCTCATGCGCTTCCATATAGTCATAGAATGCGTGAGACTCAATACCAAAGTCCTCTGTTATAAGAACTCTGCGCGATGATTCATTGAAATACTTAGTTGCTAAACCTCCTAAGTCGTTAACCAAGTAGCCTTCAAGATCGTCAAGGTGATCTGGAAATTCATCAAGACGAATCACACGACTAAAATCAAAATGATCTGACTGTGATTCTGTCTGATTGTTTGGGCGAGAGGGGATGTAAACACCATCATCGTTAGTTAAGCGAGTCATCATCTTTGTTGCTCGCTCTGTTGCTAGATCATCGGCTAAATCCTCGCCTCTGTTCCTCGCCTCTGATTTAAAATACGATGCCATTGACTTAGTAAATGCTGCGCGTGTTTCAGCATTTCGGTTGATCACATTAATGTCCCACACCTGCGGTATGTAGTTTTTAATGTTGCCAATAAATAAGCCTTGGCTACGCATTTCTTCTAGCTCTGACTTGAACTGCTTGCGAAGCATATCGTAAAGCTTTCGCTCATCACCACGAAGACGCTGTTCGTGTTTGCTTCCAGCAGGTCGCCGCATTGCCTTCAATACTCTGGCTTCGCTGACGCTAGGCTTGTACCCCCACTGATTAACACGATCCAAATAGCGACGACCTGCACCTTTTTCTGTTCCACTGATGTCTTGGATCAACTTTAAGATAGGCATCACTTTCTTGCCCACTCGTGATCCATGCTTCTCGTAGTGGCCCACGCCCTCTTCTGGCTTAATAAGATTGCCGAGCCATCTCATGCCGCTAGTCCTGATCTGGACAGAGTTTTCAGCAAGCAGAGCGTCGAACATTCCTTTTACATTGCCAGCTAACTTCTTGCCTTGCTCGCCATTACCAATAAATCCTCTGGTCATTTGAGAGATAACATCTGCGCTTGATCCGTTGCTGCCATTCTTCTCAATCATAGAGCCAATGTGCTTGGCGACAATGGATGGGTCAAGAGACACTGGGGCTTGTTCATCAGAAGCATTAATTACCATTTCTCCTACAATCGTACTAAGAGTTTGGGTTTCTTCTAGCCTTGGAACGCTTTCAGGATTAACGAAATCAGGGTCATTAATGCGCTTAACCTTTTCAGGTACGAGCAATGCCATAAATTCTTCGCCACTATCGCTAGTAAGCTTAACTCCTTTAAAGTTTAAATCTTTTAAGGCTCTGGGGATTGAGGTGCTAGAGCCTGCAACAGATTGTAAAACCTCAAAGGCATTAGCTGCTGAGTCAGCGTCATCTATCTTTTGCGAGAGAGTGCGATAAGCAGATTCTTTTATTGAAGGAGTAATGAGGGTAAGAATATCTTTAAACAGTCCTCGATTATTCTCGTCAAGTGGCGTGGTTGACGAGAAGCTAATAACTTCTTCTCGCGTAACACTAGATACAACTACTGAGCTGTGTTCTACAGGGGCAACGCCAAGTCTTGTTTGAAACATATCTACAATCTCACCGATTGCGTCATTGCTGTTTTCAATCTGATCAATGCTTTGCTCATAGGCCATGCTATTTCTTTCAGCTTTGTCAGATAATGAGGGATCATCAACTGCATTTTTGAAGCGAATAGCTTGGTCGATATACGCATGGCGTTGGGAGATAAAGGCTTCTAACTTGCGAAGCTCTCCAAGAGCATAATCTGACATTGATTTTGGGTCTTGGTCATTACGAACAGCCACACGACTTGCTGCATCAGCAATATCTTTTTTGTTATAAGAATCTGCTTTGAAGTCTTGGTTGGTAAATACCTTATTGGCAGTTCCATGAGACTCAGCAACGTAGATTGCCCCGTCAAGCTTCTGGCTTCCCGTAAAGTTATTAGGTAATAGCTTGCCAGATGAGCCACCAGTATTGGAGTAATAGAAAGGCTTGATACGGCCTCTAGCACCTGAGATTGATCCAGACACAAAGCCACTGAGCCTTCTAACACCTTCCTCTGGCATGTCATTGATTGCTTGTTGTGCAAAGTCATTGAGGTATTGAGAAGGAACATGATGATTGGAAATATTACCTAAGATGTTTTCCCTCTTGATTAGATTGCCAGAGAAGGTGAGCCTCCTAAACATTTGCTTCACGTCATTACGGCCAATTAAGCCGTTCAATCCGTAGGCTACATACTCAGAGAGGAGGTCTGCATATTGACCTAGCTTTCCTTTCATTTCTAGCATGTCGGCTTCTAAACCACCACCACCTTCTTGGCTGTAGTCCATCTTAGATGAAGTAATATCCGCTTTAGAGACACGATTAGCAAGGTAGTTAGCCCACGATTCAACAAACCATTCTTCAGCACGATCCTCCATAGAGGAGTTCGTGTATCGTCCTGCAAAATCAACAGCAACAGGGTCTTCTGCTTTAACGGCTAACTTAAACGCATCCCTGATAACCAAAAGATTTTCTTCTGGAAGGGCGCGTTTGAATATATGACCAATCTCGTGCATCAAAGCCTTTGGGTCAGAATCCTCACGATTAAGCCCAACGACAATCCTACGAAAATCTGAGCGAAGCCCACCAAATTTAGCGGTAGATAAGTCTTTTACCACACCATCGACTTCTGAATAGTTCTCGCCAGTTATCTTGCCTAGCGTGTGAGTATCAAGAAGAGGAATGTCATCAACAATGCCACGAGTAGAAGCGTTGATTAGACCATACATACGCTGGAACATAAGACGCATGTTTGCTTGAACTTCAGGATCACGATGAGTCATCATCTTCGCAGAGTCTCGTATAGACAAGGGTGCATCAATCCAGATTCCCTCACCATCCACCTTTCCAATGCTCTCCATTTCAATTGCAGAAGATACTTGTGATGAATTGATAGAGTCTTTGCCAGATAGAGAATGGATTGATTCTGTTTCGGAGCGGCGATGAGCCTCGTAATACAAGCCTTCTAAAGTTTCCTTATCTCCAGAATCGAGTGCTTCTTGGTGCTTGTTAGCAAGCTCCTTTTTGTTTAGCGAGATAAAATTAACATTACTAGCATTGCTAGATGCTGGTG